TTAGAAGGCTCAATCGAAACATGAAACCAGATCCGTTAACATTTAAAAAAAAATCACCGCCGCAGAAACTCGGTACTTTGTCTAGGCTAGCTTGTGCTAACTTACATAGAAGTATATAAGGTTCAAACAGAATGAACTTTTAGCATGGTTAAGAATCTTGATACTTTAACGGATGATGAACTAAAGGACTTAGTTTTACAGAAACAACTAGAGTATATAAAATTATGCCAAGATGACTTTTTAGCGTTTGCACAAGCAGTATGGCCTGATTTTATTTATCGTAAAACAAAGGACCCAAAAAGATACGGGCATCACCAGATAATAGCGGAAAAATTTCAATCAATATCTAAGGATGAAGAAAAGAGATTAATAATAAATATGCCACCAAGGCATACCAAATCTGAATTTGCTTCATATCTTTTCCCGGCATGGATGATTGGTAAGTATCCTAAAATGAAACTGATGCAGGTATCACACAATGCTGAGCTTGCAGTAAGGTTTGGTAGTAAGGTTCGAAACTTGATGGATACAGAAGAGTATAAAATGATATTTGGTGATGTTAAACTTAGAGAAGATAGTAAGGCAAAAGGACGTTGGGAGACCAATCATGGTGGGGAATACTTTGCAGCGGGTGTTGGCGGTTCTATAACAGGACGAGGGGCGGACTTACTTATTATNGATGACCCACATACAGANCAAGACTCTATGTCTGATAAAGCAATGGATCGAGCATACGANTGGTACAGCTCAGGACCAAGACAACGTTTGCAACCAGGTGGCAAAATTATTGTTGTCATGACACGTTGGGCAACTGACGATNTAACAGGTAGATTAGTTAAGGCTCAATCAGAACCCAAAGCAGATAAATGGAACGTGATAGAGTTTCCAGCCATCATGCCCGATGGTCAACCGGTTTGGCCTGAGTATTGGAAACTAGAAGATTTAGAAGCAGTGAAAGCATCGGTGTCCACAAAAAATTGGAATGCCCAATATATGCAGGACCCAACTTCAGAGGAAGGTGCAATCATCAAAAGAGAATGGTGGCAAGATTATGACTCTGAACATTTACCAAAATTACTACATGTAATACAAAGTTATGATACTGCCTTTAGTGCAAAAGAGAGTGCTGATTACTCAGCTATAACCACATGGGGTATATTTCAACCCGTAGAGGGGTATGAGAATGCTATTATATTATTAGATGCTATAAAAGGCAGATATGATTTTCCTGATTTGAAAAATATGGCTATNGANCAATATAATTATTGGGAACCAGAAACCGTGATCGTTGAGGCNAAAGCATCAGGGCAACCTTTGATTCATGAGTTAAGACGTGCAGGAATACCAGTAATAGATTTTATACCCGCAAAAGGAAGGGATAAGTTTACCAGAATAAACAGCTGTGCACCAGTATTTGAATCAGGAATGGTTTGGGCTCCAGTAGATGAAAAATTTGCTCAAGACGTAATTGAGGAATGTGCAGCTTTTCCAAATGGTCAATATGATGACTATGTAGACAGCATGACCCAAGCTGTGCTAAGATATCGACAAGGCGGATTTGTACAAACCTATTCTGATGATTGGGACGATCCACCATTAAAATTAGAGAAGGAATATAAATATTATTAGGATTAAATATGAAGGCTAAAGCATTAACTAAAAAAAGTTCAAAAGATATTTTAAATAAATTAGAAGGTTTTAAAGGAGCGATATCTGATAAAGAAAGAGAAGCTTTAGGTTTAAAAAAAGGTACTTATAGCAAAGATAGTAAAACAGGACAAATTTTAAAAATAGGTAGAAACAAAGGAGGAGCGATGCTCAAAAACCCAAAAAAAGCAGATTTAGACAAAGACGGAAAATTATCCGGTTATGAAAAGAAAAGAGGAATGGCAATTGAAAAAGCAATGTCAGGAAAAAAATTTGGTGGTGCTATGAAAAACAAACCTATGAAAGCAGTATTAGGTGCAATGGCTTTAGGTCTTGCTGGAAAAAAAATGATGAAGAAAAAAAGTAAAGCAATGCCTTTAGGTATCGGTGCTGCAGGGATTGTAGCAAAAAAGAAAAAGGAATTACTTGGTAAAATGGGTGGTGGTATGATGAAAAAATATACAAAAGGTGGCGGAGCTGATACTGGTACTGCTGGAGAAAGTAGAAGTCGATTTGGTGTTGCTGTAAATAAATTAAAAAGATTAAGTAAAAGATTAGCTGATAAAAGGTTAAGCCCTGTAAGATCAGGAAAAGAAATGGCAGATCAAATTAGAAGTAAAATTAAAATGGCACAAAGAGATAAAAAGAAGGTTCAAACTAGAATGGGTGGTGGTTTGGCTGCAGCCACAAAAAGACTTAAGGCTCAGGGTAAAATGGGTGGTGGTATGATGCAAAGACCAATGGGTTATGATAAAGGTGGAATGAAAGGTAAAAAGAAACCTATCATTAAAATAGCTATTGGTGTAGGTAAAGCAAAAGATTATCCTGGAATTAAAAAAATTATGGAGATGAATAAAAAAGGTAAGAAAAGATTTAATACCGGAGGTTCAGTAACTGTAAGCTCTAAATTGGGTAGAACTAAACCAACAAAACTTTATTAATTGATTCTAGGCCATTAAAAGGCTAGACTAAATTTATGGCTGTTGAAAAAGATAATATTGAAGAGATATCAGAAGAAGAAAAGGTTGAAGAGAGCGAAGGTTCACCAATCATAAATGAAGCAGTAGATGAAGTATCTATTGAAGGTGAAGAGGCTCCAGCACCAAGACCACAAGATGATTTTAATGCAAACCTTGCAGAGTTTATGGATGAAAGAACTTTGCAGAGAATGGGTAGTGATTTAGTTGCTGAATATAAAAAAGATAAAACTTCAAGAAAAGAATGGGAAGATGCATACATTAAAGGTTTAGACCTTCTTGGTACTAAGTATATGGAAGTTACAAAACCTTTTAAGGGAGCTTCTAATGTTACACATCCACTTCTTGCTGAATCAGTTACGCAATTTCAAGCACAAGCATATAAAGAATTAGTCCCCTCTGATGGTCCTGTAAGAACACAAGTTGTTGGATTACAAACACCTGCAATAGAAGAACAAGCAGATCGTGTAAAAGATTACATGAACTACATGCTTATGGAGGAGATGGAGGAATACACTACCGACATGGACAGCATGCTGTTCCATTTACCGTTATCCGGTAGTAGTTTTAAAAAAGTCTACTACGATGAAATCGTAAAAAGACCCGTATCAAAATTCATACCTGCAGAGGATCTAGTAGTTCCTTACTACGCATCAGATCTTAAAGATACAGATAGAATCACTCACGTCCAACGGCTAACGGAAAACGAAGTTGTTAAATTAATGGCTGGTGGTTTTTATCGAGACATTGATTTACCGAAAGCTGGAGAAAATGCAACGGACAACGTACAGAAAAAGATCAATGAATTAGAAGGCGTTAAAAAAACTGGTGATGATTTTTTACATACAATATTAGAAATGCATGTGGATCTTCATTTAGATGATTATGAAAAGTTTGACTCCCGTGCTAAGAAAATAAAAATTCCTTATGTAGTCACCATTGATGAAGGCAGTGGTGAGGTATTATCTATCTATAGAAACTATAGACCTGATGATCCAGCTTACAAACGAATAGAATATTTTGTTCATTACAAATTTTTACCAGGACTAGGCTTTTATGGTTTTGGTTTAACACATATGATTGGTGGATTGAGCAGAGCTGCAACACAATCACTACGACAATTGATCGATGCGGGAACTTTAAAAAATCTACCTGCTGGATTTAAGTCTAGAGGGATTAGAGTAAGAGACGATGATCAACCAATACAGCCTGGAGAGTTCAGAGATGTCGATGCACCGGGTGGAAACATAAGAGATCAGTTTTTTAACTTACCATTTACAGAACCATCAACAACATTATTTCAATTATTAGGCTTTGTAGTACAAGCGGGACAAAAATTTGCTGCTATAACAGACTCAAGTGTAGGTAATGATGCACAAAACAGAGCAGTTGGCACTACAATTGCACTGATGGAACGTGGTTCACGTGTCATGAGTGGTGTTCATAAGCGTTGTTACTACGCAATGAGACTAGAATTTAAAATTTTAGCAAGAATTATGGCAGATGCACTGCCTCCAGAGTATCCATATGATGTTTATGGTGGCCCAAGAATGATAAAACAGGTAGATTTTGATCAAAAAGTAGATATTTTACCAGTTGCAGACCCAAATATCATGTCAATGGCACAAAGAGTAGTGCTTGCACAGCAACAATTGCAAGTTGCCATGTCAAATCCACAGATTCACAACATACATGAAGCATATAGACGTGTTTATGAAGCTTTAGGGACTAAACAAATTGGAAATCTTTTAAAACCACCACCAAAACAACCAGAACCAATGGATCCTGGAAAAGAAAATGCACGTGCATTACAAATGCAACTACTAACAGCGTTTGAATTCCAAGATCACGATGCACATATTGCAGCTCACATGGCATTTATGCAATCAAGAATGGTGCAAATCAATCCACAGGTTTATGCTTTGTTACAAGCTCACATATCAGACCATATTTCATTCAAAGCAAAGATTGAAGTAAGACAACAACTGATGCAAGATCCAAACATGATGGCTTTACAACAACAAAACCCACAACAATTTCAAATTCAGTTTGATGCAGCTGTTGCTACTGCTGTTGCAGAGATTACTGAAGAATTAGTCAGAGGAGAGATACAAGCAAAAGCGGGGCAAGTCGATCCATTAGTTAGATTAAAACAACAAGAGATAGATTTAAGAGCTATGGATATGCAACGTAAAGAAAGAGAAACAGAATTAAGAGCACAATTAGATATGACTAAGGAAGCAAACAGATTAGACTTCCAGTACGATAAATTATCAGAGCAATCTGATCAATCAGACCAAAGATTACAAGTGGCGAGGGAGAAACTTGCGAAAAAATAAGGATCCAAAAAAGGGCACAGGAAAAAAACCTAAAGGTTCAGGGAGAAGATTATATACCGATGAGAATCCTAAAGATACTGTTGGAATTAAGTTTGCGACTCCTGCTGATGCTCGTAAAACAGTTGCAAAGGTTAAGAAGATATCTAAACCATTTGCAAGAAAGATACAAATATTAACGGTCATGGAACAACGTGCAAAGGTGATGGGTAAATTTGGTGTTGCTTCTATTGCAAAGAAAGGAAAGGATGCAATTAGAAAAACAAGAAAAGCGTAAAGGACTAAGTGGCGGAATAAAAAAAGGACCACCTCCTAAAAGAGGCCCTAACCCGCAGGTCCCACCTGTTAAGTTAAAACAAGGTGGATGTCCTCACAGAGAAACAGGAGTGCAGTCTGATATTAAAGGAATCAAAAGCGTGCAAGTCTCTGGTAAAAAATTTATCGGCCTACGATAATTTAGATGCTAAAGAAAAAATAATTTTTCTTGCTGGCATATTCGATGGTGAAGGAAGTTTTGGTGTTTGGGGAAAAGGCAAAAATAGAAAATCATTTCAATGTTCTGTTGAAATGTGTGATAAAGATATAATACAAAGATTNTTAGATTTGTTNGGTGGTTCGATGTCCGCTGTAAAAATTAGAAGACCTCACTGGAAACAAACATGGAAATGGAAAATGTCAGGNGAAAAGGCTTTCGCTTGTATTGGAAAAATGATAGAGTATATGTGTAAACGAAGGAAGGATAAGTACAATGTGGTTAAGTGCAATCAAATTAGCGGTTAGTGCTGGTAGTAAAATCTACGCTAACAGGCAGAGAACGAAGATGGCAATGTCTGATGCACAATTAATGCATGCAGAAAAAATGGCCCGTGGTGAAGAACAATACCAGGGTAAACTGTTAGAAGCCCGTCAATCAGACTGGAAGGACGAGGCGGTTTTATTGATCTTGTCGGCCCCAATAGTGGTGCTGGCTTGGGCAGTCGTAAGTGACGACCCAACTGCGATGGACAAGGTAAAATTATTCTTTGAATATTTTTCTACCCTCCCGTCATGGTTCACAAACCTGTGGATCTTGGTTGTGGCTTCGATATATGGTATAAAGGGAACACAAATATTTCGTTCAGGAGGAAAAAAATGACAAAATTATGTCCAAGGGGTAAAGCGGCAGCGAAGAGAAAATTTGCCGTGTATCCGTCAGCATATGCTAATGCCTATGCTTCTAAAATATGTGCTGGTAAAATAAAAGATCCATCTGGTAAAAAAAGAAAAGATTTTAAAGGTCCTAAACCTGCTGGTAAAAAAGTTGGTGGTATGACTGCAGGATCTATGTCAGGTATGGGTAGATTACAAAAAGCTAGAATGATGAATAAAGGTGGTGATTCAAAAGTAAAAAAAGTAATTTCTNNNTTACAAAAAGCATCAAAANCNCATGCAGGACAAGCTAAAACTTTACAGAGTGTTGTTAAAAAATCTGTAGGAGGAATGGCTGATTATTACAAAGATTTAATGTAATGCAAAAAAATATCCAATACATGAAAGAGGGAGGCCTCAAGAAATGGTTTTCCCAAAAATGGGTAGACATTGGATCAAAAAAACCCGGAGGGGGATTTAGAGAATGTGGAAGAAAATCTGCAAGTGGATCAAAAAGAAAGTACCCCAAATGCGT